AAAAAGAAATCTCTGAGATGGGACATGAAGATGGTGAGAAAAAAGAAACATACGGAAAAATGACTAAAGCAGAAATGCAAGACAAAATGATTAAAGCCATGAAGTCTATGAAAAAAGGCGAAATGGAAGATATATATTCTTCATACATGAATGGTAAAGAAAACATGGATAAAGAAGAGTCTGCTGAAGATAAAGAAAAGTCAGAAGCTGTAGAGAAAAGAGTTAAGGATATCAATGTTAAAGAACACGTTGATGCTTTAATGAACGGCGAAGGTGACCTTTCAGAAGAATTTAAAAGAAAAGCTGCAACAGTATTTGAAGCTGCAGCGTGGATTAAAAGGTGAAATTGCAGAAGACTTCATTTCTGGATTGAAACAACTCTTTGAAGACCACTACATTGATGTGCCAGACGAAAAGTATGATGTCCTAGAGGCACAATCACAAAAGATTTCCGAACTAGAAGCAAAGTTAAACGAAGAAGTAGAGAAGAACATCAACTTCAAGAATAACAATGCTAAGTTAGTTAGGGAACAGGTTATATCCCAGTGTACTGGTGATTTAACTGAAGTCGAAATTGAAAAGTTTAAGTCATTAACTGAAGATGTTGATTTTACTGACGAAGATTCTTTCAGAAGTAAACTTGACACACTTAAGGAAAGTTATTTCCCTAAGAACAAACCAGTTGTTACTGAAGCAACAGATGATGTAGAAACTGGCAACGCACAGGACATAGACACTTCAAGTTCAATGGGGGCATATATGTCCGCTATTGGAAAAGGTGTTAAGAGTGCAAAGTAAATAAATAAGTAGAATTATAACAAGGAGAAACTAATGTTTCAAACAGAACATCTACAAGAGAAGTGGCAGCCAGTCCTTGAGCACCCAGATTTACCAAAAATCGAAGATGCTTACAAGCGTGCTGTTACTACAATCATATTAGAGAACCAAGAGAAATCTCTAAGAGAAGACAGAGCATTCTTATCAGAAGCTGCTCCAACTAACTCATCATTTGGTGGAAATGCATCAATGGATAGCTGGGATCCGATTTTAATATCTTTAGTTAGACGTGCAATGCCAAATCTAATCGCATATGACATTTGTGGTGTGCAACCAATGACTGGGCCAACTGGTTTAATATTCGCAATGAGAGCAAGATTTGCATCACAAGACGGTGCAGAAGCACTTGTTGATGAAGCAATGCCTGACATTTCTAACCAAAATAAAGCTGGTACAATCGGTGGTGGAGATATCGGTGCAACAGAAACTAACCCTGCCGTTCTTAACGACAGTCCTTCTGCTGGAACTTATACATCTGCAACAGGTATGACTGCTGTACAAGGTGAAGCATTAGGTGACAGTGGTACAAACGCATTCTCTGAAATGGCATTCAGTATTGAAAAACATACTGTTACTGCTGTAACAAGAGCAATGAAAGCTGAGTACACAATGGAACTTGCACAAGACCTTAAAGCAATTCATGGTTTAGATGCTGAAACAGAACTTGCAAACATCTTATCTGCTGAAATACTTGCAGAGATTAACAGAGAAGTTGTAAGAAACATTTATGTATCTGCTGTTAAAGGTGCATCAACAAACACAACTACTGCTGGTATCTTCGATTTAGATACAGACTCAAACGGTAGATGGTCAGTTGAGAAGTTCAAAGGACTAATGTTCGCAGTTGAAAGAGATGCTAACGCAATAGGTCAACAAACAAGAAGAGGTAAAGGTAATATGATTGTCTGTTCTGCTGATGTTGCATCTGCGTTGCAAATGGCTGGTGTATTAGACTACACACCTGCTTTAAACAACAACTTAAATGTAGACGACACAACAACAACTTTTGCTGGTGTGATGAACGGTAGATACAAAGTGTATGTAGACCCATACTCTGCTAATATTGCTGCTTCACAATACTACATTGTAGGTTACAAAGGTACATCACCTTATGATGCTGGTATGTTCTACTGCCCATATGTTCCACTACAAATGGTGAGAGCAGTTGGTGAGAACAGTTTCCAACCAAAGATTGGTTTCAAAACTAGATACGGTATTGCCGCAAACCCATTCCACACAGGAACAGTTGCTGCAAGTACTGACGGTGCGATTTCAATTTCAGGAAATACCAACAAGTATTACAGAAGAGTTAAAGTTACAAACTTAATGTAATCACAATTGTTACCGACTTAGAAGGGGACGCAAGTCCCCTTTTTTGTTTCTACCTAAATATAAATAATAGTGAAAAGGAAAAACAATGGTAGCAATATCAAGACAACCGACTAAACTGGACTACGCAAGTCCTACTCAATTTAAGTTTACATTAAGTCAACTTCCAAAAGTTGAGTTCTTTACTACAGCTGCAAATATTCCAGATTTAACTCTTGCAGATGCAATTATACCTACACCATTTAAATCTATCCCAGTTATGGGTACTAATCTTACATATGGTAATTTAAATATTACATTTATATGTGATGAGTTTTTAGAAAATTATAAAGAACTACACGACTGGTTAATTGCAATAGGTTTTCCAAAAAGTAGAGAACAGTTTAGAAACTTTCGTGCAACAACATCTAATACACCAACTGGAACAAACGCAGTACCAAGAACAGATGCTGGTGCAGTTGGAAGAACAACTAGTGATAGGTCTATGTTTTCTGATGCAACATTAACAATCCTTTCAAATAAAAACAATCCAATTGTAGAAGTGCGTTTTGCAGATTTATATCCTACATCAATCAGTTCTTTAGAATTTAATCAAGGTGCAACTGATGTTGAATATTTAACTGTTCAGGCAACCTTTACATATAAACTATACGAGATACACACACTATAAATAATACAAAGGATATATAATGACACTTGAAGAATTGAAGATGGAAGTTTATCTTTCATTAAAAGTAAATGATGAAAGACTTGATACAGAAGCACTCAAGAACCAAGAACTCTACGCAAAATACTTAGACCACAAATCACGATTTGAATTACTCTTACATAAAGCAAAGGGTGATTACAAAAAACTATATCGTGAGAAATGGGAATACTATGGTGGTAAGGCTGATGCAAAAATCTATGTCACTAAACCATTTGACCTCAAAGTATTAAAGAGTGACCTAAGTGTCTACATAGAATCAGATGAAGACATTATACAAATAGAACATAAAGTAGCATACCTTGAAACAGTTGTCAAGTATATTGATGGTGTTCTCAGGTCAATCAATAGTCGTGGTTGGGATATTAAAAACGCAATCGACTGGAAAAAGTTTGAAGCCGGAATGATGTAATGAGAGAGTGGATTGGATACTACAAAGATATATTATCAGATGAATTATCATCAAATCTTGCATTAAACTCTAAAGGTTGGAAACAATCAACATTTTCAAATGAAAAGGGTAATATTGGCTCAGAAGGTAGTTTAAAAAGAGTTGTAATGGACGAAACATATGTCAAAGAAAACATGACTTACTGGGTTGATTTAATTAATGCAACAAGAAAAGTAGTAAGTCTATATCAAAAAAAACACCCATACATGAAATACTTTAATCCAAATAGAACAACAGATTTTAAGATAAACAAATATGGTAAAGGTGGGTTTATGTCTGAACACGCAGACAATATTCATCATAGTCATGGACAACAATATGGCTATCCATCAGCATCACTTTTGTTTTTTCTTAATGATGGGTATAGAGGAGGAGAGATAGTAATTGCAGATAAGGTTTATACACCTAAGAGAAACTCTGCGATTATATTTCCAGCTAACTTTATGTTTCCACATCATGTAAATAAAATAGAATTTGGTACAAGGTACAGTATAATAACATGGCTCATGTAATTATATCTAAAGTAAACGAAGTTCACCTTAAGGTAGAAACAGAACCAAGTATCGCAAGAGAACTTGCAGATTACTTTACCTTTGAAGTACCAGGCCATAAGTTTATGCCTGCATATCGTAATAAGATATGGGACGGAAAGATACGATTGTTTTCTACTGCAACTGGTAGAATATATGTTGGACTACTAGGATATATTAAAAAGTTCTGTGATAGAAATGACATACAAATAAATATAGATGAAGGAGTTGAAGATGTTAAAGAAATTGGTAGAAAAGTTGTGGAGGGATTTGTCAAATCTCTTAAACCCAAATCCAAAGGTAAATCCATTAAGTTGCGTGATTACCAAATTGATGCTATCGAGTATGCTCTTAAGTCACATAGGGCTTTACTTGTTTCTCCTACTGCTTCAGGTAAATCGTTAATCATATATTCTCTAGTTCGTTATTATAAGATGATGGAACTAAAAACTTTGATATTAGTTCCTACTACTTCTTTAGTAGAACAGATGTATTCTGACTTTGAAGATTATGGGTGGAGTTCTGGAACATACTGTCAAAAGATTTATCAGGGACACGAAAAGAAAGTTGAGAAAGATGTAGTGATATCAACTTGGCAATCTATTTACAAGATGCCTAAGAAATACTTTGAACAGTTTGGGTGCGTAATCGGTGATGAAGCTCATCTGTTTAAATCTAAATCACTTACAAACATAATGACAAAATTACATTTATGTAAATACAGGTTTGGATTGACTGGTACATTAGATGGAACACAAACACATAGATTAGTTCTAGAAGGTTTGTTTGGTGAGGTAGAAAAGGTTGTTACAACAAAAGAATTGATAGACAACAAGACACTTGCAAATCTAAACATAGAATGCATTGTATTAAAACATAAAGAAGAAGATTGTAAATTAGTAAAGGATTATACATATGCAGAAGAAATCAATCATTTGGTACTACAGCCTACTCGGAATAATTTTATTAGTCGCCTTTGTAATTCACTAGAAGGTAATACACTTTGTCTTTATCAGTTGGTAGAAAAACATGGTAGTAAACTTTTTGAATTAATGAAAGACTTTGATAGAAAAGTATTCTTTATACATGGTGGTACAGATGCAAAGACTAGAAATGACATAAGAGGAATAGTAGAGAAAGAAAAAAATGCAATCATTATCGCAAGTTATGGTACGTTTAGCACTGGTATTAATATTAGGAATATCAATAATGTCGTGTTCAGTTCACCTTCAAAGAGTAGAATTAGAGTTCTCCAGTCAATCGGTAGGGGACTCCGTACAAGTACAACTAAAGATTCCATTAGGCTGTTCGACTTGTCAGACGACTTATCATATAAAACTAAGATGAACTTTACTTTAAACCACTTTAATGAAAGACTAAATATCTATAACGAAGAACAATTTAACTATAAAATTGACAGGATAAAGCTATGAGTAGTTATCAAATAATCAAATTAAAGAACGGAGAAGATTTGATATGTAATGTATTAG